GAAACTCTTGTCTACCTACCTACTCAAGTTAGCCCCGGACGCAGGTCTGGTAAAGGATGGCTATGTCTACCCCGACTACAATTCACATGGAACAGTTACCGGACGACTCAGTTCAAGTAACCCTAACTTCCAAAACATCCCGTTCAACCTACGTAATATCTTCATCCCTCCTCCGGGCTGCGTCTTTGTGGGTGCAGACTACGATCAACTGGAACTCCGTTTTGCGTCCGCCTTGGCTGGGGCAAACCACTACCTCGATGCTTTCGAACTCAAGGAGATCGATCCCCATAACCTTACCGGAGAACTTATGTTCGGAGCCTCCTTCTGGGAATCAGAGGGCGGTCCACCTACAAAGATGGGTAAAGGAAAAGGACAGTTCAAACAATTGCGTAACCTAGCGAAGACCATATGCTTCGCTAGTCTCTACGGAGCGTCCCCACCTAAGGTTCACGAGATCATCTCACGGGCTGAAGACGGGGACGGGAAGCTCCTATACGCTGATATGAACCTACGACAGATTAGAGCCCTCCATACTCGGTGGCTCAAAGCTGCCCCGGAGTTCAAGAAGTGGTGGGGCAAGACACTAGAAACCTGTCGACGTCAGGGCTACATCGAGGAAGTAGTCCTGGGTCGGCGCAGATACTTTGCTAAGGAGGATTACAACGCGATTCTAAACTTCGGTGTTCAGGCCGGAGGGTTTGCTGTCGTGGCTCAAGCCATGCTGGACTTGGTGGATAACCATCTCCCGTTTGACTTTGGTCAGAAGACAGGGCTTGTCAACCAACTGCACGATGCCGTCGTGTTCGCTGTGCCTGAGAGTAAGGCCGACGACGTGAAGGACATCGTGACTGAAGTGCTAACAACGAAGGTAGATGGTCTACCTGTGTCGTTCACTGCGGAAGCGGAGATCGGCACGAACTGGAGGAAAGTATGATTGAAGCTATCGAATCAAATGTGAAGGGAGTTATCCAGCAGACGTTCTACTCTAAGTACGTAGCGTTCATCGGACGTAACGGGTCGGGCAAAAGTTCGTATGTCCACAGCCTAGAGTTGGCGCTGTTTGGTGCGGCGTTTGACGCCAGCAACAAAGACGTGAAGCAGAAGAAGCGTCTGAACATGATGGCCACAGGAGGTCCAGTGTTCGCTAGTGCCCGGGACTCGGAGACGACACACCACATGGGTGCAGGTACCGAGTATCTAAACGCGGTGAAGCTGGCCGAAGAAGCTATGGCCGGAGGCACTCTGGCCCTAGCTAGGTTCATCTGTAAACATAGCTCGGTGGCTCCTCGACATGACTTAGACATCGAGGTAGCTCATCCTCACTGGGAGGAAATCTCAGGTAAGCTAGGGCGAATCGACGGGCTCCTTACGCTTGAGCCCGTGGTGAACAAGAGCCTGCGACACTACCGAGACAAACTAAAAGAGGTGGAGATCGCAACCAAGTACATCAACCACGAGCCGGACAAGCTCGCGCTAGCCTCTATCATGCTGGACTCTAAGGAGCGCATCGAAGCCTGTAAGCAGGCCGCGAGCGACATTAAGAAGGGGTTGATCTCGATCGCACTGGAGTTGACAGACGACTCTTGTCTACGAGACGACATGGAGCGGTGGCTTCCAGAGGGGATGGGTGAGCCTGAGTTCCACTGGGACGGGACTAACCTAGTCCTGGGCTTTAAGGGTCGTCCTGTGCCTTCTGGAGCCGAGACTGTGTGTCTCGCTGTGGCCCTTGCTGCTGCGTTGCTGCCGTGGGATAAGAGCATTTTCATCTATCCTGATCGCGCATACGACTCTGTGACGTTAGGTAAGATCATGCGCGTGGCGCGAACGATTCCTGCTGCGGGTGTATTTATCCAATGTATTTCAGAGCCTGTAAACTACGACGCGGAGAGCCTCGGATGGCACGTGATTCAGACCGACTAACAGAGAAGCTTTGTTCTAACCTAGAAGGCTGGATGAACTATACCTACGGGAGTCAGGTGGATTTTCCACCTGATGTCCCGGGTGTACCTAGCTCACTGATTAGATCGGGGACCAAGGAGATAGACTGCTCGACCTTCACATGGTCTATCCTAGCTCAGGTATTTCCTGACGCACCGTGGTCCCTGGATTACTATAAGAAGTGGCAGATGTGGGAACGCAACGACATGTGGGGTCCGCTTAAAGCGGCTGAAGAACTAGGGATTACGAATGAAGAACACGGTGATGGGTGGTATCTGTATCAAGTGTGGAAGGGCGAGTGGGAAGGGGGACACTCCTTCCTTGGTTTCTCCCATAAAGGTCGACTGCTTGTGCTGGAAGCGACGAGGAGCCGTCGAAACGGCATCGACCACAGCGGAGTTGTGTGGCGAGGCATCGGGCCAGCCTCACCGAGACTGCCCGAAATGCCCGAGTACTGTGAGCACGAAGCTACTAGAGGGCTGACCTTCGGTAAGGTCAAGCTCTCTTAGTTGTAGACGAACGTAAGTCCGCATGTTGCGGCGGGCGCAGCAGGACTACCAGTAGCATTACTAGCTGTCCTCGTAGCCACGTATGAGATGCCCGTTCCCAGAGCGAGGCCCATAGGGATAGAGACGTACTCTTTCGTGGCTCCCGCAGCCTTGACAATAATCGAAGGCTCCGTCGTCCCCAAGGTTACGGAGGTAGCCTCGTAAATCTTGAGGTAGACGACCGTCGAGTTAGCCGTGTTGTCGAACTCAATGTGAAAGATTGTACTTGAGCCAGATACCGCGTTGACGGCGCTGTTACTAACCGCTGTGTCCGTGTACCGTTTACCGCCAATCGGGTTTGAAATAGTAACCGTTGTCGTAGCCATCTAGTCCCTCACTTAAACACGAAGAGTAGGTCCGCATACGCGGCACCGAGGTTGCTTCCCTTGGTTGTACCTGCACCCTGGCTGGCGCTGTAGCCTAGCCCATTAGCAAACGTGAGGCCCTCTGGGAACATGAACACCTGCCGTGTATTGGTAACCACACGGAACTCAAAGTCCGGGATAGTGGTCCCGTTGGTCACCGCCGCCACGGTATCGTACAGCTTGAGGTACCCGCTGGATGAACTCCCTGCGGTGTTGTCCACGTAGATAGCGTATAGCTTACCGGAGGTACCCGCAGCATTGTTCCGAGCGGTAGAACCATTGAGCCCTGTGTCTTTGATGTACCGGAAGTCAATCCCGGTAAACTGGTTGTTGACTGTGATTGACATTTATCAGCCCATGATCTCGTCGAGGTACTCGCTGATCTCCTCAAGAAGAACTGCGATAATCAGGTCCCGCTCACGATCGCTGATCTTACCGTCGTCGGAGAGAGCAGATGTGATCTCCCGACCAACCCGAAGGATGCGAGAAGCGAGTGCGAAGATGTTGAACTTACCTTTCTTAGCCATGTTAGTCTCCAATAAACTGTTTCCAGCCAGTCTCGAAAGCGATTTGTTCGGCGGGATCTTGACCTTCAATAACCCGTCCGTCATAAACAAGCGAGCCATCGTATATAGGTAGTACCTGCATATGGACTTGCTCGGTCTTCTCATCCAGTGTAGCCACTCCGCAGCCTTGTTGCCAGTCCGGAGACAAACTAACTCCAGGAACAGTTCCGTCAACACGACATAAACAACCTGGGCTCATAGCTGTAATCACGTTTCTTCCGAAGGGCCCGTGGAAGGTTTTCTGCATCATCTCTACTTTATGTACGTGGCCGTAAACTTCTGACCAGCGAGCAGTCTTAGCGATAGCCATCGCTGTGGCCCCGCCGCCGGACCTGACCTTGTTCCCGTGAGTGATGCGGATTCGATCCCAGAGCCACCAGTCAGCCCCGTAAGGGCCGACGTACTCTATGTCTAGGTCGTCTAGCCTGAGGAGGTTCCGGATACTCAGGGCGGGGGACTCCTCAAACACTTTAGTTAAGTACGTAGCTTCCGAAAGCTTCTCGACCATAGCCTTCTGCATACGCTCTTCATGGTTACCCGCCATATAAACTATCTTAGCAGCGGGAGCCGACGATCTAATCTCGGCTAGCCACCAATACAACTCGTCGATCGTAGGCTGTGTGGTCTGCTTATACTCTGGCTTACGAGGAAAGCGTGTACTCCAGGGGGCGAAGTCAACCATATCCCCCAGCAAAACTACATAATGGGGATTCACCTCACGGATAAACCGGAGCACAGCATCCATAGCTTTCCGGTCGTGCATGGGCTCAAGGTACGTATACCTGTTCCGCCACGCAAACCCGGCCTGCAAGTCAGGGACGATAACTGCCTGCTTTAAGTTAGACTTGCGGGCGGGGTGATCGATCTTAGGTATCACCCGAGCAGGTTCAGCCGGACGGTATGTGGCCTCAATGCGCCGCTCTAGGTTGGCCTTGACCTGATGCAGCGTAACCTTCCGCATCGTGTTCCTGACCTTGTGGGCTGTCTCCCAGGCGTTCGCTTTCCAACTGGTGACGTACCACTCTTTCTTATTTACATGGGCGACTTTAAGTAGGTCGTCTAGGGTCTTAATAGACAGACCCTTCGTGGAGATTTCCCGCTCAAGGGGGTTAGGGCTGTAGTCCTCGATGCGGGTCGCGGGGTTGGAGCGGCCTGTTTGGTCGCCTTTAGGAAGGTTGAGTTCCCTGATGACCTTCCGCGCCTTGTGTTGCGTGACGTACTCGCCGGTCCATTCGGTGAGCATCTCAGCGATCGCACGTCGGCCCGGAGTGTACTCGGCGATGTCGCACGCCTCCCTCAGTTTAGACCCGTACTTCTCAGCTAACTCTTTATAGCTGGCCATTCAGATCCCAAGTGAGGGTTTAGTCTACGTGCAGGGCTCGATTTCTGCGCGAAACTTAGCGAAGCTGACGTTGGTTGTGAAGTTAACGCTACCTGCGCCGATCCACGTAACGTACAACGTCCCAGTGCCGTTAGGCCCAAGGGTAGTCCCAGACACATCATAGTAGAAGCCGGGGTGCCCACTGGAGTCATACGGGCCTGCCCCGGTTACGGCTTTCAAAGACTGCCCAAAGTCCAAAGACGGTGCCCAAACATAGAGGCTACTGCCGATCGCGAGTTGGGCACCGTACTCGTCGGCGTAGGCGGGACTCAATGCTGCTTGCGCTATGATCGTTTGTGCCTCCGCTGCGGATAGCGGTGTCGCGCCCGCGCCTGCGGTTCCCGACGTGTGAACGTACACTCCACCAAGGTCTGCTGTGCCCCCAAATGCGGAAGTCTTCCCGAGAATAAAAGTGCTCCGATGCACAATGCCCCTTGCAGGGACGTTCGTGAGTGCAAAGGTGATCGAATCGCCACTAGACGCAGGTAAGTCACTCCCAGTGAGTGTGACTTCTGCTTGTACCCTAGACGCGTTGATTGAGCGTGGCATTCAGGCCCCCTTAGTTAGGCTCGCCAGGACCTTCCCCGGTGAACAACCAAGCACCCGTAGAAGCGTGGTCGGTAATGATGGTACCGACCTTACGGTCTTCCGAGCTTCCGGGCGCAGCGCCAAACGTATGAGGCACACCAGAGTTTCCGAGGTAAACCCAATCACCGACAGCACCGGCAGATGTGTCCACGCCTGTAACAAGTTTCCACGGGAGAACGACACCAAAGGAACCGGAGGCGATAGCGTGTTTTGCCATGAACAGTCGGCCCCGGCGAGTCGTGTTGGCCCCGTGGTCCGCCTTGGACACAACCATAAAGGGTCCGTCGTAACTCGTTGCCGCAACCATATCTCCGGAAGCGATAGCTTCCCCGGCCTTGACCTTAACGCCCTCACTATAGTTATAGTCCCTACCGGGCTTGATATACTTCTGCTTGATGTTCGCCATCTGTGTCTCCTAAGACTTACTGCGGCCCTCGGCCTGCTTGATTGTTATTCTTATTGGCCCACTATGTCAACTGTTTCAGTGGCATTTGCGTCGGCTATACTATCAGCCATAGCAAGCAAAGCGTTGTTGCCTAGTAGCCCGCCGAGTACAGTGAGGATCATAATCAGGGTCTGGGGGTGCCGGATAGCAGAGGTAATACTCCACAAAGATCGCTCGCCCATTTCGTTTAAGCGGGCCTCGATCCTGTCTAATGAGCTAACCGTATACTTCTGTTCCGTCTGAATGACAGCCACCGTTTCTCGGATACCACCGACCTGTTCTTCCAGGTTTGTAACACGTTGTTCCAATCCGCTCATCGTCGCCTCTGTAAATCCGTTCTATCTTATTTTTATTCGTCCAGCCACTCCGGCTTCACTGGGGCTGTGATGCCCTCAACTTCCTCGTCGTATACTTCTTTCATATAGTCCGCCCACGCCTCATCTAGCTTCAAGTCTGACTTGTGCTCCAGGTCACGTAGGTAGCGCTCCTGCCCCTTGAGTCGAGCCGTGCGCTCTTGTTCCGTACTAATCAGCGAGTACCGATAGAGGTTAAACACCGTACGTGCCGCCTCAGCCCGGACACGGAAGTCCTCGTCAGTCTCTACGAGAGCTTGAATTTTAGCCGACGATAAGTCTCTCTCCCCGGTAACAAGGCCCAGATATACGCGAAACATATCTGATTCTTTGCCAACTCGATCGACAAGAATCTCTTTTGCGGCCCAGCCCAGCACCCCCATCCTATACCTTGTACGTGTCTCGCCCTTATACTCGTACGTTTCGATCAAACTATCCTCGATATTTACCCCAAGGCGACTCAACGTATCAAGGGTTTCTGTGTTCCCGACAGCGGCGCGTCGTCCATACGGGGACAGGGGCTGAGGCACACCCGCCGCTAGCGAGGAGATCCCCATCATCGCCGCTTCCGTAAAGGGGTTCATATAGCTCCCCACAAATTCAGTAGACTCCCGCGTCCAAATCTCTGGGTTCACCGCGTAAGGGATATACTCTCCCCGATCAGTCATAAGCTGTAGTCCGTACACGGGGATGGCCAAAATCATCTCCGCTGCCTCTAATGCGGAGTTAAGATACTCAAGCTGTGAAATAAGCGGAAGGGTGGGGACGATAAAGTCCATCTTACGTCCCGTAGCTCGCCAGTATCTTTCCATCTGCCCTGCGGAGGCTCGCTGTGGCATACCAATAATAGGGTATTTACTAAGCCAACTGCTAATATCCCCACGCTGCGCGGCGATCTGAATATCCTCCGGCGTTTGCTCCTCTACCGGGGACGGGGCCCACTGTTGTGGTTGTGTGAAATACCTAGACATGAGCCGCAGGCGTTGGGCCCGGGTGCTGAATGTGAGGTACCGGTTCGCGTAGTTGAGCATCTGCTCGTCGAGGGTACGCCCCAAGCTGGACATCTCGGTGAAGGCGTCCGCGACTTGCATGAATGCGTTCTTGTGGAGCGTGTAAAACAGGAACACGCTGCCGAACCATTTTTTCTCCCACTCCGATACCGAATCAGTCCAGTTGATCAGCGTTCTATCGAGCATTTTTTGTGCGTCTTGAACCGACATACGCTTGTGAACCCGGTAATACCAGTAGGTTACGGCCCGCATACGGCCCACGGCGTCTTGGATTCCGATCTGAAACTGCCTATGAATAGACCGATACGAAGTCGTCCCCATAGCTACGGCGTGGTCGTACCAGTTCTTCGCGTCTCGATCGCGGAGCAGTCGGTTCGCCATAGTATCTGCTGCCTTATTATAGTCTTCCAGCCCGATCCACTCCCGAGCGCCCGCCATCTCCGCTTCTGCCATCAACTGACGGTACGTAACTGGGACACCCTTCTCCATAAACGCCACATCATCCGAGGCTGCGTAAAACTTGTTCCAGTTTCGGTCCATAAACGCCGAAGTAAAGGTCGCACCCGGTAGCTTACCCTGCCTCGCGGCCCTGGCTGTGAGGTTAAAGAAGTGTTTCTGTACCACGTTGCCGACGTACGGAACCATAGACATCCCGCCGACCAAACTAAGCGCCGCGCCCTCTAGCCCGTGGTAGTAGGAGAGGTTGACCGCGTCCTGGAACCACTGAATCGGCACGTAGGCGAAGCGTGGGATCATGATCCCGAATAGGATGCTTTGTCGCCACGCTTTGAGCGATGCCTGAATCGTATTTTTGGTCATAAGCATCGACTTTTTAAGGAATGAGCTATCGGCCAGTGGGACAACTTCGTTATACCAGTCGTCGAAAACCTTAGTCAGCTTCTGGATTTCCTCGGTCATGCTCGCCGCCAACTCATACGGCATCGCCTTGAGCCCTCCGGGGCCGTGCCCCCGTAGAACCATCGCGGTGTGCTGATTACGCACGATCTTAGCCTGATCGTTAAACCGCTTCTTAATTCCTGGTGTAGCGAACGCCTCAAACCCCCACCGGGCCGAACCATCGAGAGCGTCGAACCAACTGATTCGAATGTCCCGCCTAGCGATAGTATCGAACGAACGTACCTCCCCATTTGTCAGCGTAACTGTACGGGCTTTTTCATTTACTGACACAATCTGCTGTGCCGGAGCCTGTCCGAGGTCGTTCTTCCACGCTGCTTCCCACTCAGGGTACCTCGCCCACAGTGCGTGGAGTTCTTCGTGTTCTTTTTTATACCCGACAGCTTCCCGCCACCAAGGACGCCCTGCTTTGGCCTGCCTTGGGGCATCTTCTGGCTGCGCTCTTGGCATAGGTTCGATCCGAGCGCCGGGGTCACGTCCGGGGTGGTACTTAAAATCTCCTAAGTTCCTGAAGAGGGCCGAGAAAAGCTCCGTCTCCTCCATGTCTACAACCCAATCGCCTTTCGCCCACGGCCTCGCGGAGCGGGACGCGGTCATTTCCGCTAAATCTGCTCCTCGGAAGTCACGGTTAACAAAGTTCATATAATCAGCGGTGTCTGCGCCCACAGTCTTCATCCCCATAGACTGCCTAAGCGACATATCCAGCAGTTCGGTGGAGGCCCCGGCTAGGAGGAGTCGAAGATGTTTCTCCCTAGAGTCCGCGTACCGGGCCCCCATTTCGCCGCCGACTTTTTTAGCCACGGGGAACAACGCGCCGCCCGATTCCTTCAATACTTCTTCACTGCGACCGTGCAGGTTGATCCCCTCAAGGATCCTTTTTTCTAACAGATTAAAAAGTTGTTTATCTGTTTTGGCGTTCGCAGCTTGGCTCGATAGCTCCTCCCAAGGGAACTTTCTGTACACATATTCTCGGATATTTTCCAGCAACTTCGCGAGTTCGTCTCCTTTGGGGCGTACTGCTCGATTCTCATCGATATACGCCTTGATAATAGACGTTATGATCATGCTATCTTCTGACGTTTTCGGAGAGAGGCCCGCCTCGCGGTACGCAGCCTGGCCCTTGTACGTGAATCGCTCTCCCTGCAACTCCCGTAGGCCCAGACGGATGAGCGATTCGTTTAGATCTGCAATCGCACCGATGGTGAGCTTATCTACCCCAAGATAAGGAAGTGCCTTCTGTAACGTGACTTTCTCAGCGACCCCGGGGATCTTAACCTTCACCGCGTACTTGCTGGAGATGACGTGCATCCCGCCCCCTTGCGAGAAAAAGTCAAGAATGTCGTCAAAAGCTTTGTCGATGTCGGGAGCGTGCTCGATCAACAGGTTGACCGTGGTATCAATCCCCCGCATACGGCGTCTATGAGAGCGAATAGCGAGTTGAACGTCCTCATGAAACTCAACCGGATTTGCTTTTACCCACCGGTTAAAAACAGGGTACCGACTTAAAGTCCTTTGGGTGTTAATTCCTACGTGGGCGAGCCATGTAGCCCGTGACCCGTACCACTGCTTCCACGCGGCGTACCACTCTGCGTTATGCGCGGCAGACGGAAAGCCCCGCTTGGAGGCGATGTTAACCGCCTGTCGCTGTGTAGCGAGGATAAGATCGCGGCGAGCTTGGGGAAGGCGTTGCTCCCTAAACGCATGGAAAGCAGAGTCTGGGTCCGCCCAAGTTGTGCGGATCTTCTCCGCCGTATACATTTTTTCTAGGTCCCCGGGGGCCGCGCCCTGGTCGTGCCCGACGAACTTTCGGACGGCTTCGTTAACACGACTTTCCGGCTTAGCTAGCGCCCGGAGGAAACCCTCTGCGCCGGTTCCCACCCAAGAGTCGGCCAGAGCTTTGATGTCTGCGTTATCAAGCTTACCCTGACGAGCCGACGATTCGCCAACATGGAATAGGCTGTCCACAAGGTCTGCCATTCCGCGTGCCATACGCCGGTTGGGGTCTTTGAGGATTGTTTCTGCGTTCGAAAGCATAAGTTTTGTGACAGCACTTTCCCCTTCGAGTGCTTTTAGTTCCGCCAGAACTTGTGCGAGTACTTCTCTTGCTTCCGGCGTGCCCAGTGCGCCTCCGAGGCGCGGGTTCCGAATACCCACAGACTCGAATTGCTTAGTAATTTGCTCAACAAGGCTCTCCTTAGCCGCCTCGTACGTTCGCCGTGCCTGCATATAGACTAGCTGTCGCGTCCGTGCGCTCTCTGTCATGTGCCGTAAGGTCCGGTAACCCTTCACAGCAGCAGGCTCGGATGCGTATCGAGTCAGGGCGGTGAGAACGAACTCCTTAAAGCCTTCGTCGGTGACCTTAATTCCTAGCTTTCTTAACGTATCCCCATAATACTTTAGGAAGTCTTCAACGGGCATCTCGTTCCGGCCCACGCGCATCGCCGCCATAAGCATATCAGGATCATCGAGAGCGTCGTAAAACCGCGCCACTTTAGGATCGACCTTACTCAAGTCCGGGCCCATACCTAAGATTCGGAGTGTCTGAACCATGTTTTTCACGTTGTTTTTCGCGAGTACAGTGGCTTCTGCGGCAAGTTCATACGCGGTCTTTTTGATGTTAAGCTCATCGATTAAGACTTTTTTACTGTCTTCGATGTACTGGAGGCTCTCTCGGAGAATGAGCCGCTCATCGACCGCCTCCTCGATGTCCTTCAAGCGATTTGCTAGCGTCACTTTGTTTCGGTCAACGGTATAAGTGGTATCCCCCAGCCGAGCCTGAATCATACGAAGTAAATCGTCTATCCGGGCACCTTCACTTAGTCCTTGAGAGCCGAAGAATCGTGTCACCCCGAGGTTGAAGATCGCCTCACCCGCACCCGAGACATCTTCAGACATTTTGCTCACACCATAGATATAAGACTTAAAGTCAAAGATATTTACTTCGCCATTATCCAACGCTGTCTTCCATCGGTCGATGGTAGGCGGCGCGTTTGTCTCGGTAATGACCTTCCGAACAAACCGCTGCGTACGCAAAAACCCACGTTCAGACTCTTTTCCCCAGTTGATAGCGTTAAAGCGTGCGTCATACTCTGCCCGCGCCCCTGACGTTAGTGAGGGACCCCCCAGGTTCTCGATAAGTTTGTACCCACTGACACCTAGAAGATCTTGAGGACGAGATCCCGCCGCTTTTCGGGCTCGGCGTGCGAGCGCCTTCGCCCCACTATACCCGTAGACACCCGCGAGGATACCGTCGAACTCCCAACCAAACTGCAAGATAACCGCCGACGCGCCAATCGCGTCTTGAAGCGAAATGTACCCCTCCTCTTCTTCGCGCTTTTCCTGAAACGAAAGCAGGGGCTGATTACCATAGTGGAGCTTAATTGGATCGATGGCCCACGGGGCCCTGATGGCTACGGGGGGGATCCAATCAAAGAAAGCGTCCCCAAACTCTGCGAAATAAGTTCCCGCATCAAGGTGCTGACGCGTAAGCCGGTCCAACGTCCGGGGTTGACCCATATTCTGAGCCATCTCAAGCGCGTGCCACGTAGCTTTCTCGCGGTCGTTGAGGCCCAACTTATCCATGTCTTGATCGGCCCACTTGTGGCGGGCGAGGACAAACGACGT